GGCGAAACAATATTTTTGAGAATCAATTGAGTCTTTAACATATCATTGAACATCTGAGCAAATCTCTTTCTCAAACGTCCAACAAACTTGGCAAACTTAAGTTCGTCTCTCAGAATTTCTGATGAACGACCAAGATTAAAACCACCATCAGAAGCAATTCTTGATTCTGGAACTCCAAGTGCTCTATAAAGTTTCTTTTGGAAATACTCAATGTCGGCAAGTTCTCCTAAGTTTTGACCACCAGGAAGTGTGGTGATTTCAGTTCCTCTACCACCTTCTCTTCTTGGAAGCCAGAAATCTTCCATCATAGACATAAACTTACGATCATCACGAACTTCGCCAGTGTTTGCGTCGTATACAAGTTTGTTACGATAACGCATCATGACATCACGGAGATATTGTTCTGCCTTCACTTTTGGAAGATTGCCAACATCAATATAGAAAATTCTACGTTCTGGTGCTCTCGAAAGTCTGTAGATAACTAAAGAATCCTCAATCATTCTGAGTTGATTGAGTGCTTTGATTGCTTTGTGGAGATATGAAAGAACTGATCCCTTGTTTCTATCTACAAGTCCAGAAGTGCAATAAGTAATGGCATCTTTGGCGATTTTAGTTCCCTTGTTTCCACCGCCACCACTCATCATTCCTGTTGGGTAGTTTGGTTTTGGTGTATAAACAAAGTACTCTTCAATTTCTGGAGCAATCGCATTATTTTCGTTATTGCGACCAGAAATATTTGGTCCGAGAGTATTATTATCTTTTTTCTTTTCTTGGCGGACGAACCGCATTTTCATGGGATCAATGTATCTCAGTTCTTTGATACCATCCTGCGGTTTCTTAAGATCAATTACTTTATGATAATAAAGTCTTCCGTCAATATACCAATTTCTAAAAATTTCATGTGACTTTTTATCAAAGTCTAAAAGTTCTTTTATATACTTGAATTCTTGTCGGATTGCTTTTTTTAACTTATCAGTTGCATCTAGATTGGATAATTCAATTTCGATAGGGGAATCGTACAGGTCGCTTACGATTGCTTCATTTACAACATCTTCAATGGCACCATCACACTCTGGATGAAGTGCCATTTCTCTATATCTTTTTATTAAATCAAACTCAGTTCTATATACACCTTCAATGTCTACATAAGAACCATAAAATCCACTAGAAATATAGTTATCAACCCCGTCCTCATTATTTTGAGGAACGGGGGAAACTATAGAATCTGGTTTTTTTTCTGTATTCTCAATCGAAAAACCAAAAAGTTTTGCCATTATAATCTTGACTAGACGTTATTCTATTATTTAGTTAACGTTAGAACCACCAGCACCAGTTCCATTTCCAGCAGCAGCTTCCCACCACTGAACCTGAAGTTCTACGGTAAATTCTTCAATAGTATCTGTAGTCTCATAACTCAGATCAATAGCAGAAATATTCGTTGGGAATACATCATAGAACTTGTAAGATCTAAGAATACCACCGTCACGACCTAACTGGTGAACAAATGCATCTGCATAATATGCTGCAGGGTTTACTTGACCAGTGTTATCGGAATGTCTGTTAATAGTATTCATCCAGGTTTCAAAGGCAGAACGAATCTGGAAATCAACGTCATTAATTACGGTAATTGTCCAAGTTTCAAACGTTCTATCGCCAGCAACCTTAAGAATACGTCCTCTGAATGGGACATCAATTGGTGCAATGTTTGATGCTGGAAGTGCTGCTGCTTTTACCTGTATACGTGCTTTATCAAGAACGTTTGCATCAATATCAGCAACACTTGGGAACGATAAGACAACTTCAAATAGATTGGGTCTTGCACCACCACCAGTTAAACTTGATTTCAGATCAGAAATTTTTCTTAATACTCCCGATTCTGATAATGAGTAAGCCATTGTTTTTTACCTCTATGTTTGATTAGCGATTAAACGTTACCAATTACTTCTTCAAACGCAACACCAGTTCTGGTGGCAACAAATGTGAGACCAATGAAGTTGATCGCCCTTGCTGGTTTGATGAAAATGTCAGCAACAAACTCATTATTTTCTATCACTGCAGCAGTGTTATTTGTTTGATCGCAAATAACAACGTAATCGGAGATTCCTCTCTTTGCTTGAACATCACGCAGGAATGGATCAATGATGTTTACAAAATTGGTTCTTGTAAGTTCATCATTGAATTCAAAGAGTTGATCCTTAGCAGCAGCGGAAATTGCATCCTCAAGATAGATGAACAAACGACGAACGTTGATTCTATCAAACGCAGATGCTTTACCAAGTCCTGTCTTATCACCGAAAAGAACAATTCCAGCACCAGGTGAGAAGATGACTGGATTGACTCTTGCCGAATACAGTTGATCTCTCTGAACCTTAGAAGGATTGTAAGCAAGTTTTACTGCATTAAGAATTGCACCTCTTGATGTTCCTGCTGGTGAGAACCATGGGAACTGATTAATATCATTTCTAGCGCAAAGACCAGCAATGTCGCCATTCAGTGGAACATAACGGAATGTATTTCCAAATCTATCATACATGTACTTATAACCACTATCAAAGATTGCATAAGATGAAGATGTGATTGGAGCATAGAAACTCAGAACATTATTTGTAATATCCTCATCTGAATTAATCTGAGCAGCTCTATCGTCAGAACTATCGGTGATTGATGCACCTCTGTATGGAGAGATGAATGCAACAGCATCTTTTCTTGCTTCTGCAACTGCAATCAATTTATTTGCAAGTGCTTGAGCATCTGGTTTAGAATATGCTGCAGATCCCATTAAGAGGAAATCTACCTCATAGTTTTCGGTATTTTCAAACAGTCCATAACCTGAAACCAAACCACTCAATCCAGCAGTCAGAGCACCTGCAGAATCAATGTCCGTTCCACCATCATAGTTCCAACCAGCACCTAATGTGTTGTTTGAGTTACCAGTTGCAGCGAACGTGATACCCTCTGCATCTTGATCCCAACCAACATCCGATTCAAGATCAAAGTTTGCACTGAATCCAGTGGTTACGATTCCTGCAGGAGCAGATCCACCGAAAATATATTGTGAGTTATTCTTAAGATACTTTCTCCAATAAGAAGGTGAACCTACAGAAAACTCTGCATCCTTCGCTTTTGAAAGACCTTCGTGCTTTTCAAGGATAGTTCCAGTATTTCCTGTAACCTTACCTAAACCATCGATGACTACAACGTGAACCTCATCAAATCTTGATCCTCTTGCAGCAGCATATTCTGAAGTTCCAGGACGGTCTACCAGAGTGTTCCACTTAACAGTAGTGGTTGCTGTAAGTGAAAGGTTTTGCTGATCAAACCAATCCGCTTGTGCGGTTACTGAAGTGGTTGCATAAGCAGTGCTAACACCAGTAGTGTGAATTGCAACGTTACCAGAACCAGAGAATGCATAAACACCAGATGGTTGATAGTCAACTTCGGTTTCCGTTCCGCTAGCAGAGACGTGAGAAAGAACTTTTACATAAGCATTGACACCATCAACTTGGGTAACAACACCTTTTAAGTGACCATCAAGAACTGTAGTTGAACCAACACCTGGAAGAGTTGCAGAAATTGCTTGGGTAACACCGTATCCAACTGTGATGCTATTTGCTGCAGACAATGTGAGAATCTGGTCTGCTTTGGAGTCAATAATACCAACTCTCAGACCGTTTGCCCATGAACCAGGATTTCTAGCAGCAACTACAATGTCGCTAATGGTGCTCTCGTCATATCCAAGTTGTTCGTAGTGCTCAACACTCTTAATCTTTACACTAGAAGCAGCGCCGACCTTTGCGTTTTGCAGTGAAGTGTCGTCTACTCTTACTACTCTTAATGAACCACCATATGCCAAGAAAGAAGAGGCAACGAGCCAATTCTCATAGTGCTTATCTTTGGAATATGGTTTACCAAATACGTTCAGTAAGTCTTTTTCGTTCTCAACTAAAGTAGGAAGTTCTACTGGACCTTGAGCAAAAGGTGCCGCAATAGCTCCAATACTCGCAGAAGTTGGATCAACTCTTCCTACTGTAAGGTCTACTTCCCTTACTACAATACCAGGAGATGCTAAATTTAATGGCATCTTGTTTTTCCTCGCAATCCAAATTTATCTAAAAATATTTATGGAAAAAAGTATTTTCAGCGGGGAAACCGTGCGTGAATATCTACCAATCAGGATATTCCCAATCTAATTTCTTTTTCTTTTTAGATTTAACTCTTTTTATAGTGCATTCTTTACATTCATATGAGTATGCGGATGGCAATGTCCCTCTGTCTCTTCTTGTCAAATAGTAATCATCCATCAAACTCTTGACCTTCTTACACACTCTACATTTACGATCGAAGAATAATAAATGTTCTAATTCTATTTGATCGTCAAAATCCATTACTTGTAATCCCACATGTAAGACATATCTCCATATTCGTCCGTGTACCACCTGTCTCCACTATCATCCACAAATGATCCCATTTCGTCTATACCATCGACAATAAATCCAAATGGTGCCATATCCTGTTCGATCTGATTCTTTTGTTCTTCGTATATTCTTTTACGAACATCATTGTCCGTCATTTCCTTAAAGTAGTCTTGTGCTACCAACCAAGAAAAGATAACCAGACACATTGCCAAGTCATCGTTACATCCTTCTTCTGCCTCAAAAGAATTATGTCTTTGAGCAAACGTCGT